GTAGGAGGGCTGTAGAGGCTCTACAAGCCGCTGAATTGGGTTACATGGTAACTATTACCAAACCTCCTCGCACAGCGGCTCAGAATCGGTTTTATTGGGCGATCCTAACTGCGTGTTCTGAACAACTCATGAACCAAGAATACACACAGGACATCTGGCATGAGTGGGCGAAAACTAGATTCTTGCCAACAAGGATCGTAGACCTCCCTGGAGGTCAGGTGAAGGAGATAGAACCGAGCACCGCTTCTCTCACGGTCTCTGAGTTCTCTGATCTTGTGGAACAACTTTTACAGTACGCATTGGAGAAAGGCTTGATCTGGACTGATGAGATGAAAGACGCTGAACTAGATTTAAGGAAGATCAATGTACATAAACAAAAAGCTGCTTGAGGCTTGCAGGCACATCCCTTGCGGATCGTGTTTCGCCGAAGATGGAACGGTTGTCGCCGCACACAGGAACCAAGGAAAAGGCATGGGCATCAAGGTATCTGATGCTTTAGTAGCATCCCTGTGCTTTCGTTGTCACACATACTTAGATCAAGGAAAGGATATGTCTCGTGAAGAACGTCGAGACTTCTGGAACCAAGCGTATATCAACACAATGCAGGCAATGATCGAACGAGGATTTCTAAAGGTGCAAAATGGAACAAAGAACTGAAGATTGGTACAAAGCAAGACTAGGCCACGTAACGGCTTCTAGGGCTTCAGACGCGATTGCAAAGCAAGGTACGGCTACTAGACGGAACTATGCAATCCAGCTCGTCACAGAGCGTTTAACGGGCTTACAGACCGATTCTTTTACGAACGCGGCTATGCAGTGGGGTACAGAGCAAGAACCTATCGCTAGGGTCGCTTATGAGCAGGCTACAGGCTCGATTGTGGAGCAGACAGGCTTTCATAAGCATAAGAGCATAGAATGGCTTGGAGCCTCTCCTGATGGGTTTGTAGGCTCAGGTCTGATCGAGATCAAGTGTCCTAACTCAAACACTCACGTTGATTATTTACTCGCAAAGGAGGTTCCCACTAAGTACAAGTCTCAAATGCTCACTCAAATGCTCGTGACAGGTAAGACATGGTGCGACTTTGTAAGTTTCGACCCAAGGCTTCCCGATCACTTGCAGTTATTCATTGTTAGATACGAGCCAAAGCCAGAGGAGTTCAAGATCATCGAGCTACAACTCACGAACTTTCTAGCCGAGGTATCAGAAATGGAGAAATCGCTATGCCAAAAGAACTAACCGGAAGTATTAGCAAGAACAAGAAAAAAGAAAAAGACGCTCACCCTGATTACAGAGGGTCAGCGACTATCGGAGGGATTGACTACTGGGTCTCAGGTTGGGTCAACGAGGGATCGGATGGAAAGTATCTGGGGTTGAAGTTCCAGCAGAAGGATGGAGAGTCAAAACCCGTAAAACAAGACGATGACGTACCGTTCTGAGGAGAAAGATATGCACCTAAGCAAACACCAAAGCCTGTTGAGGCAGGCTTATATTGTTAGACCCAAGCTCATAACCGACGATTCTCCTGCGCTTGAAAAAGCGATCAAGACCATCGAGAGTGAGAATCCCAGTGCTTTTTGGAAAGAGAAGGATTTTGAAAAGAGGAGGTTCTATCATGCACCACGGCCAGGCACTCCTTACGCGGCTGCTACTCATGCGTGGCCGAAGGAACTACTATGAGCAACTGGAAAGAGTTAATCGAGAATCAGACGAGGAAAGAGCGGTTCAGGCCCGTCGAAGAAATATGGAGGGAATACGGGTGGATTCCTCCAAGCACCGAGTGCGAGGAAACGATGGCAAAGCATAAAGCGTTTAAGGAATGGTCGATCCGTGGCATCGTGGATCAACCTTATCAAGCAAGTTAAGTCTTCGGACGTAGAGGAGATAGCGGCAGCGTATGAGAAAGCGCTGCCGTTTGTCGTTCAAGATTGGGCGAAGATGATCTTAAAGTTAGCTAAAAGCAAACGGCTTCCGATCATTGAGAAGATCGACAAAGTACACGGTGACAAGATTGGCCAGATGGTCAGAGACGAAGTCACCGCGCAACACATATCCAAACGCAAATTATAGTTAAGACCTTGCAGGCGGCACTACACCCTTAACGCGTTCAAAACTTCTCATTCCAGCAATCCCCAACATCCCGCTCAAAATAACCCAGAGCGCGTCCGTATCAAGCATAGGGGGAGGCGATACCTCACGAGGTACATAACCCTCTGCCTGCAACCAAGTCCACGCCCAAACAAGTAAAGGGTAAAGCAGGAACTGGTAGAACATCGCACCAGCACCAACCCAACCGATAGCAGGCCTCCAGCCGGCAACAAATAAGTTTTGGTTCGCAGCCTCAACCTTATTAACTTCCATCTGGCCGAGATCAATAGCCTGGTCGATGCGTTTGGCTTCTAACTCAAGCTGCATCCGCTCTTTATCGGTCGTTATCAGGTCCGATGCGACCTTACCGACCGACTCGATCACCGACCCTATGCCTAAGAAGTTCATAATTTCAACGTCCGGTTTAGCCAACCAAGTAAAAACTTCATCTGGCTCCTGTCCCTGGTCACGATGTCTCTGTACCTAGCGATCTTTGCAAGCGCGTAGTAGGCCACAAATAGCTCAGGATTGGCTTGGTTGAGTGCTTGTACGGTCTTGGGTCCGATAGAACCGTCAGGAGCGGTTTTGACGCATATCTGGGCTAGTTTAGAAGCGACAGAAACGCCTGTGTTGACTGCAAAGTTAAAGATAGAAGAAGCGATTACGTCATGCGTTAAGTCATCGCCTTTTATCTTGTTCCAAAAATTAACTTTGTAGAAGTCTCGGACTAACTGAGTAGGAGGTGTTTCTGTGTAGTCGATATATTGCCAGCCCTCCCACTTTGGATTCATCTTGCGAGCAATACCCGCATAGGTCTGACCACCTCGGTCTCCTTGGACTTCATGAAGAACATAACCTCCCTCGTCCTCCATCATCTTGTCGTACGCTTGTTCAAAGTTAGCCAACAGCTTGACCCCTAAAGTAAGCAGTTCCCTCGATGACCTCGACAAGTTCAGGAGGTAAGAGTAGACCATCCTTGAAACACAAGACAGCAAACCCTGAACACCAAGGAACCGGATTGTCCTCGATATAAGCAAACTGGTTTCCTTCAGGATCTGCCAGCATACCTGTTGAGACTCCGTACCTTCTTCCTCGGTAGTCACCCCATCCCTTAACTTCCAAGAGATGAGTATGCCCTGAGACTGTCGAGATCCCTGCTTTCAACGTGTTGTTATAACCGCTGTGGATACCCCCGTGTTGGAGTCTGTGCTTAATCATGCAAATGTCATTAACCATGACCGACCAACTTACAGACCATTCGGGAATATGATCTTTAAGACATGTTCCGCCAATACCTCTGAATTCAGGAACGGCGCCTGCAAGCCTCTTGTCAAACCGGATGTCATGGTTGCCTGTCGTTCGATGCAGGAAGGTTCCTAAGCCCTTACACGCCTTGACGATCTGATCCATATGCCACTGGACTGCTTCTAGTTCGTCACGAAGGCTGGTAACAGGCTCCCAATCCATTGCGCCGTAGTTTGAAATAGTCCCGCCATCAAGAATGTCGCCGTTTGCAATGACTGCTTTAGGTTTTAAGGTCTTGATAAGTTTCAGGAGGGCTTTGAAGCCTACAGAAGGCTCCCCAGGCATGAAGTGAGCGTCGCTAAAGACAAGGACATAACCTTCAGTTTCTAAGGTTGCTCGCCTTCGATTCTCTGGTATGGTGAAACGACCGTCTTTGGTTGGTAGAAGAATGTTGTATTTCTTCTCAATCGCCCTTCGTCGCTCGTATACATTACGAAGGGCAAGACCTATGCGATCTGCAATCTTTGTTGGACTGCCTAACTCTTGCCAGACTTTGATGAACTCTTCATCTTCTGATTTTTTACGCACCGCCAAGCCCCTCGCTCGATGCTCTGGATCATCTTTCGAGGAATGACCAAAGACTGAGCAATTGCGTCGTCAGTCAATGACTGACAAATTTTCACGCCCTGCTTGGTCTCTGCTAACAAGAACCCTACAGAAACAACAAGCGGAACTTGAAATTCCCTGGCTTTCTCTGGGCTATCACCCCAACCCAGAGTGTCGTGGCAGGCATCTTCCCAAACTACTTTAACTATTGGAAGATTGTGCTTCATTCTTCTTATCTTTTATGGCATGGAACCATTTCCAGACAAGCCAGCCGGACTGTAACACAATGTAGAGCAGGGTAGCAACTGCCACCCATTCGTTAAGAGTCAGACCGCCAACGGTCACAGCCGTTGTAATCACTACAGGAGGAGCAGCCTTTGCAGCTTCAACAAGTACGTCTGACTTCTGTTCGGGTGTCATAGCATTTGAGCTGTCGTGAGGTTGCTTACTTGGCTAGTAGTCAATTCTGTCAGAACTGGCAAATCTGGCAAAGACTCTGGCGAAGTTTGCCAAGCACTTTCCACCCAAGTCCTGCTCTCGTGCTGCCAGTTCCACTGGAAACCTGCTCTGTCTGCTGGCTTAGGGTCTCTGATGATCCATTCCCAGTTCAGCCATACAAGTTCTTTGTCAGCAGGAACCTCTGTCGGAGGCTCTGGAGCCGGTTGCCAGCCTTCAGTGCCATCTGTTTCAGTGCTTGGGATAGACCCGTTCTTTGTCCAGTATTGCATGGTCTAGTCCTATAGGGTTGGGAAGGCTGCTGTTGGTGTTGTAATGGTTCTTGCGTAGCCTTTAGTTATTCTTAGGTCTTGAATGTAGCCATTAAGTGGGTTAGACCCGACGGAAAAGCCTTCAGCGCCAATAATTGGCCTTTGGGATTGTTGGGTATAGTTATTGCCATCAGTGTAAGTAGAGCCTGTTTGCGAACCATCAATATACATTTTCGTGCTACCACTGCTTTTAACAATTGCAATGTAATACCAAACACCTGTTGATAACGTACTTCCAGAAATCCTATCGCCACCTGCGGTGTAATATTTGAGTCCGCTTAAGTAATAAATCAGAGGAGTTACATCACCAGAACTAGACCTTCTCCCGTCAAAAATTACTTGAGTTCCCGTGCTATTCAAACGAAGCCAAAATTCAATAGTCCAGTCGCCAGTACCAAAACCTAAAATATTGTCTGAGTTGTCTGTAACTAAATAATCCCCCGTCCCATCAAAAGCCATACTACTTGGCGGGAACTTATATTGCGCCGTACTTATCTGAGCATTCCCCACCGTCTCCAAGTCATTCTTAGACGTAGCATCGTAGATACCAGCGTTGGTGAAGTTGAGTAGTAGGGATGTGTTGGTGATGGCGGTGAGTGGTGCGGTTGGGACTGTGTAGGTAGTGCCTGAGTACACAGCGGTTCCATTTACGATTCTTGCGTTTGCTATATAGCCTGTTGTTAAGGCCGATGAGCCAGAATTAGAAGCTCCAACGGTAACGGTAGCCGTGGAATTCACCGATGAGCCAGAAACAGCGGTTGATGCAAGTCGTGATCCGTTAAGGAAAACACCCATCGTCCCGCTTGCTCGTGAGCCAGCAATATGATTCCATTGATTAACAACTATAGCTGTTGATGCCGTTGCGGCGGTGTATGCGCCGTTGATATAAGACGCTATATAAGGATAGCCTGAAGCGTTGATTCCTAAAACAAAACCTATACTTGCGTCCGCACCGTTAGAGGCAACTTGAGCAACAAACCCTTGGGACGATAGACTTGAAACATATACCCAACATTCAATAGTCCAATCATTGCTTCCAAGCGCAAAAGCATCATTGTCAGCAACACTCAAATAATCCCCACTACCATCAAAATACCCAGACCCACCATAGGTCGCAGCAGACCACGATTCAGTGGGGTTGAATGGGGAGAAGGCTCGGACAGAGAGAGAACCATTTACAGTCAGCGTCCATCCAGCACCAGAATTGGCTACGCTGTTATCAATAAAACGATTGCTTTGGAAGGTCAGAATCTTCGTCTGAGTTCCTGTAATGGCAGAGATGTTTGTGCCAGAAGATTGAGTGGCAGCCAGCGGTGAGGTTGGCGGTGTAAATGCTCCGGTGTATACAGCAACTCCAATTACTAGCCTGAAGTTAGAGCAGTATCCCTGCATTCCACGGTTGGCTGCACCCGCTTGATTAAGAATATTTGCTGCTATGCTTACTGTGTTAATTGAAGATGTTGATAGACCCGTGTTTGTGCCGTTTTGAACACCATCAACGTATAAGTAAGTTGTAGTGCCGTTTCTGACAAAAGCAACATGCGTCCAACGATTGGTAACGATTGCTCCCGCTGATGATGAAGCCGTATACGCAGTTGAACTAACGTAAACTTCTCCAGTCAAAACGCCAGTAGAACTTATTCCAAAAGCAATTTGAGAGGCTGCGTTTGTTGCGCCATCTCTTGTATAAATAAAATTGTATGTATTTAATGCAGTTGGATATATCCAAGCCTCAACCGTAAAATTGCTTGACCCTGGATCAAACGCCGTGCTTGTCGCCGCCGTTAAATACTGCCCAGTTGCAGAAGCATACCCACCCCACCCAGTCTGACTGAACGGTGAGAACGTACCCTGTGTCGTGTTGCCGTTGCGGGTGATGGTGAAGTTATTGGTAGAACCGTCTAAGAACGTATTGTTCTGTGCGCCGTTGGTTCCAGAGCCAGGAAGCAATAGCGTGGTGTATTCAAAGTAAGGGTCGGTAGCGGCAGCAGCGCTTCCTGCAAACGCCGCCGCTATTGCCGCTGTAAGTGCGCCAGCCATTAGGTTACCCCCGCTCCAGAAACATACCAAGTGTCGGTTGCGGTTTTAACGCAAGTCGCTAAACCCTTTGTTGCTACCGTCCTATTGCCTGTTGCTCCGTTAGCAAGCTGGAAAGTAACGCCAGCACCGGAGATCGTTAGGTTTCCTGAGTTGTCATTAATGACAAGAAGAACCGTTCCAACAGGGAACGCTACCGAGGAATTAGTCGGTACTGTCAAAGTAGCCGTTGATCCACCCGTAAAGATGACATGCTTGCCAGAGTCAGTTAAAACCAACGTGTAAGAACTAGACCCGCCCGATGTTTGAGGAGCAGTCCTAAATCCTACAGAGTTAGTTCCGTCAACCGTACAGTTACTCAGAGTCCCTGACGTTGGTGTGCCTAATACAGGTGTCACTAAAGTCGGTGACGTAGAAAGTACCGTATTACCCGATCCGGTCGATGTCGTTACGCCTGTACCACCATTGGCTACCGGAAGCGTTCCTGTTACCTGCGTTGCTAAGTTAACTGAGCCAGGAACGGTCTTTAGGTTTCCAGACGCATCGTAAACACCGTCTGTTGTCCAAGTGTCATTAGCAGCCAGCGTCACCTTTGCGATCTGACGACTCGTAGACCCGCTAGAGTTGTTATAGGTCAGCGTAACGGTTACCGCTGCCGTGTCTTTGTTTTGGATGGTGATCCACTTAACTACCCTTCTCGTGGACGACCCAGGAGAGGATACAAGCGTTACCGCAGTTGTACCGTTAAGCGCACCGTCGCTCGCACCTTCGGTAAGCGTTGATGACGTACTGTCAGCATAAGCAACCGTAAATTCGGGGTTACTGGTAGCCGCAGCCCCAGACATCACCGCCTGTATCGTTTTCGTGGTTGCGTCAAGAACTAAAGTTCCCATTATCTTTCCTTAACTAAGAAACCATGCGTAGTTTTGCGCTGTAGAACTACCACCGCTTACAGTTGCCCATGATAAGTTACCAGAACCGTCAGTAGATAAATATTGACCGTTAGAGCCTGCGCTAGACGGGAATGTCAGTGTCGTCGTTCCTGACGATGCAGCCTTAAGCGTAACCGAGGCCGTTCCAGAAGAACCGTAGGTTAGCTTGACACCCTTACCAGATCCACCCGTGTTTACAAGGTCGATAATCCCGTCTGCATAGACAGAACCGTCTGCCGCTAGATAACCCTGGCCTACTAAAACACTCGTCCAGTACAGCGCAGAACTCTGCTTGATTGCTTTGCCGCTTGTGCCGTTAAAGACAGCAATGAAATTATCTGTAGAAGAACTTGGGCCAGTAACATCACCACCACCCGCTGGTGTAGACCAAGACAGCGCACCAGAACCGTCGGTCTTAAGGAACTGACCTGACGTTCCATCAGCATTGGGCAATGTAAACGTAACGTTAGCTGCAACCGTTCCTGGAGCCTTAAGCGCGATGTAGTTACTAGAGTCGGTGTCAGCAAACCGCATAGCACCAGTTGCGCCTAGCTGGACGTTTACACCGTCCCAGGTTAGGTTCGACGAGCCACCAAAAGACCCTGAGCTATTAAACTGGATCTGAGTGCTAGATCCACCAGGAGTCGCAGACAACGAAGTCCACGCAAGCGTTCCTGATCCGTTTGTTGTTAGTGCCTGACCGTTAGAGCCATCAGCACTCGGAAGCGTATAAGTGACGTTAGACGCTACCGTATTGGGAGCTTTAATACCTATGTAGTTACTAGAGTCAAGATCCGCTAGACGAAGCGCACCTGTAGCACCTAACTGGACGTTAGAACCGTCCCAAGTAAGGTTTGCAGAAGCACCAAACGCACCAGAAGAATTAAATTGAATCTGAGTGTTTGACCCCGCAGGATTACCGCCAGCAGCACCCCAGGATAATCCACCCGACCCGTCAGACGTAAGGACGTTTCCATTCGTTCCATACGAAGTTGGGAATGTGTAGGTTTGTGTCGAGGTGGATGCAGAACTCGATGGTTGTAGACGTAGCGTCTTTGTGCCTGAACCTGCGTCTGCTGACTGAAGTTCAAGATAACCAGAAGTTCCTGCGCCTGTGTTGGCCGTGACCTGCATGTAGCCAACAAAAGAGCCCTGTCCGGTATCTGTGATGCTTGCAGACGAACTCTGAATAAGTTTTCCTGTCGTACCGTCAAACCTTGCAATCCGGTTATCTGTCGCGCTACTAGGCCCAGAGACATCACCTGCCGTTAAGGTTGCAAACTCAAGCGCAGAACCACCAGAGTTAACCTTTAAGTATTGATTGGCAGAACCTAATGAAGAAAGGCCAGTACCTCCGTTAGCAACAGGCAGCGTTCCTGTAACGCCAGTCGTTAAAGGCAATCCTGTGGCGTTGGTTAGCGTACCCGACGAAGGTGTACCTAGCGCACCACCGTTCACAACGACAGCACCAGAAGAGCCTACGTTGACCGCTAGAGCAGTCGCTACGTTAGTTCCTAGTCCTGATATACCCGTAGAAACGGGAAGTCCTGTAGCGTTGGTTAGGGTTCCTGAGGTCGGGGTTCCTAATGCACCACCGTTAAGGACAAAGGCTCCGGCAGACCCTACGCTTACACCGAGTGCAGTCGCTACATTTGTGCCTAAGCCAGAAACGCCTGTAGATATTGGTAGCCCTGTGACGTTGGTTAACGTACCGGAAGAAGGTGTGCCTAATGCTCCACCTGGGGCTATGTAATCCGTTCCGGCAGAAGCCGCAGTTACGACACCAGAGGTTGCTTTTAAGACACCCGTGGTTGTAGCTGCACGAATGACTTTCCCTGTTCCACCATCAAAGATTGCTAGCTGCGCGTCTGTCGAAGAAGCAGGGCCAGATACATCACCACCAGTAGAAAGCGTTGCAAACTCAAGAGCCGTCCCTCCTGAGTTAACGCGTAGAACTTGAAGGGCAGCACCTAACGAGTTAAGTCCCGTTCCACCCGACGTGACAGGGATCGCTGTACCGTTGTAGGTAAGCGAAATGTTTCCTGACGAGGTAATCGCAGCACTTGCAGTCAAGAACGCAGGAGGCGTAATACCTACCGATGTGACCGTTCCTGCGCCTGTTACAGAACCCCACTTAACACCGCTTGTCTGTGTTGAGTCAGCAATAAGGATCTGTCCGTCAGTGCCTACAGGAACGCGAATGTTCGTCGTCCCTGAGTTAGCAATGATGTCGCCTTTTGTCGTCGTTGGGGCTAGAGCATTGAACGCTGCGTCTTTAGCACTCTGACCAGTACCGCCAGCAGAGATCGGGATTGAACCCGTTAACTTGGTTGCAGAGAGTGAGGTAATCCACG